TTTCTTTAGTCTTGAAGTCGCCAACCAAGCAAGATAAAGCAGGTGTGTAACTTTCTCTAACTTATCTATACCAATGTTGAAGTAGGCTTCCCACTTCACTAAATCACTTGCAGAAGAAAGCACTTCAATAACAGTGCCATCAGTCAACTCTATGCGTAGGGATAGTTGATTCATTATGCGGTTGCTCTGCTAACTGTTCCGTTTGTAGGCCATGTAACGCTGAAGGTTGCTAGATCACCAATCTGCCCTGAAACAGGGGTTAGGTCAGTAACAAGGCAAACTGCAGTGTAAGCAGGGTTAGAAGTTCCAACCGCTGAACTTGTTGGCTTGATAACTACAGTTGCATTACTGCCAATCAAAGGCCACAAAGTAGCATCAACAGTTGAAGCTGCATAATCCTGATTGAAAGTAAGAGTCAAAGAACCTTCCTTCAAACCTGCAACACGAGTAACCCAAGTGCTACCAAAAGAAGTAGTAGTTACATCGTTAGCTGAAGCCTTTAGCTCAACCTGTAATAAAGGCTATGAATCAGGTTGAGCCTGGTTTAAAGAGAGAAATGTTGAAAGACATGAAGGCTATTACTAAGCCTGCCATTAGTGAAATCAAAAGTGTTATTCCTTCTACAGCTCCATTTTCAGGTATTAGCGAACCCCGCACTTTTACTTCTATGCCTGATCGTAAACAAAACAACAATGGTGATGGTCGTTTGAGTTGGACTGGCGGTAGATACAAAAACCGAGTTATTGCACCCGATAACGTTATTCCACGCTTTAGTGCTAGTCGTTCACGCAAATACGCTGTTACAAGCCTGTTTGGTATCTGGTTAAGAAGTCCTGGTGTTGCGATGGTTGCTACAGCTGGTAAAGGTTCAGGCAGACCAGGTTATTCTCGGACTAGAGATTATGACTATAAGGGTGGCAAGAGATCTCACAGGAACAATGGTCAAGGTGCTGCGTTTATTCGTATAGTCAAGAAAAGTGGTTTGTTCAACTTTTTCTATAAGGCTGGAGAGCAACAGTTACCAAGTATTGAGCGTGAAGTAAAATTGACTTACGAAAGTTATTCCAAACGTGTAAATAGAAGGCTCGGCTAATGTCTGTAATTATTAAACTCTTATCTAAGTTTGATGACTCTGGTTTGCGTAAAGCTAAGTCTGGGTTTGGCGGTTTAGGTAAAGCTCTAGGTGCTGTTGGTATCGGTTTCGGTATTAAGGCTATTGCAGATACTTTGTTGGATGCAGCTAAGGCTGCTTCGGCTGATGCTAAGTCCACACAACTTTTGAATACTCAACTTGTAAAAAATGCTGGTGCAACTAAAGCAGCCTTAACGCAGAACGATAAGTTTATTGAAGCCTTATCTCTTGAAACAGGGATCATGGATGATGACCTTAGACCTGCAATGGGTAAGTTGGCTCGTGCTACAGGGGATGTTGAAACGGCTCAAAAATTATTGACTTTGTCTTTAGATGCAGCCACTGTGGCGGGTAAGCCTGTTGATACTGTCGCTCAGGCGATGTCTAGGGCTTTTACAGGTAATAGGACTGCACTTGTAAAACTATTCCCAACACTAAAGACTTCTAAAGATTTGTTTGGTGATTTAGAGAAGATTGTTGGCGGTGCAGCTATTGCACAAGCTGATCCTTTTATGAAACTAAACAACAGTATGGACATACTCAAAGAAAAACTTGGTGTTGTTGTTTTACCTATTCTTATTGACTTTATTGATGAGATTAGTAAGCCTGGTGGGGCGATGGAAGTTGTAGGTCAATTCTTTGATGACCTTGCTAACCCTAAGTCTGATGTAGGCAAGACTTTTACAGAGATTAAAGATGCTGTAGGTGAAGTTATCAAAGGTGTTGGAGATTTCTTTGCTGTGTTTGGTAATGGTGATGCGGTTGAAGGTTTCAAGAACATTGCGACTTCTTTGATTCAAGCGTTGCCTGCGTTGCTTGCACTAAAAGGAATTATGATGCTTGCTTCGGCAGGTAAGAGCATTGCTAACCTTGCTAAAGCGATTGGTTTGATGACTGGGGCTAGTGCGGTTGGTGGTGGCCCTGATGTTATTGCAGGTGGTACTAAAGGTAAAGGCAAACTTTTATCTAAGTTAATTGGTATTCCTGTTATTGGAACTGCAGCAACTGTTCTTTCTCTTAGTGGAGATAGCATGCAGAAAGAACCTAGAGATTTATCTAACTGGAATCCTAAAACTGGTGTTTCTTATGATTGGAAACCTATGAACATTTTGCCACCTGCGACAACTAATAACGTAACAATAAATGTTCAGGGTGCTGATCCAAAAGCTACTGTTGATGCTTTAGGTAAATACATTAAACAAAATGGTAGTTTGCCCTATAACTTTTACACTAAAAAAGTTGGCGGTTAGGCATAATGCCGTTACCTACCTATGTTGTTGAGCTGCAGTTTGGTGCGAGTTCGTATGTTGATGTAACACAATACGTTCAGTCTATTTCTATTGGTCGTGGGATTAATCGTGTGTTAGATGATTTCTCTGCAGGAACTCTCTCTATAACTTTTGTAAATAATAGTCGTGTCTTTGATCCGCTAAACACATCTTCCCCGCTTTGGTATGGTGCTGGCGGTTATACGATGGTTCAACCTGCAGGAAACATTAGGGTTAGCAGTAATAGCATTAGACGTTTTACAGGTTATGTTCAGACTTGGGATTTCACTTATGGTGAGTCTGGTTTTGATGGGCAAGCAACTCTTACCGCTTTAGATTTTATGTATCAAGTTGGAAACACTAATTTTACTGGGGGAACTCAATACGAAGTTGAAGCTACAAGTGATCGTATCAAGTCTGTTATGGCAGCTAACAGTTTTGGCACTGCTACTTATGCAGATGTTTATGGTGGTCATACGCTGATCGGATATGATGTCAATAATCCTGGCGATAATGTTTTGAGTTATTTGCAAAATGTTGCTCGTAGTGAGCCTGCAGATTTCTTTAGCAGTGCTTCAGCGGTTATGGAGTTGAAGGATCGTAGTTTTACTAACTATGTTTGGACTAATACGAGCAGATACAACTTTGTTACTTATCCTGCTACCGCAACAATACTTGATAATACTGAAACAATCACTGTAGGTGAAAATCGTTCTGGATGGGAATTGATTGGAACACAAGCTACAGCGACTACGAGTGCTTATGGTGGTTTTGTTTGGCGTGGTGGAACTGTCGTTGACCTTGTAACCCCTGCTAACAGTTATGTTGGTTTTGCTCATGTTGACTACAATCCGCAAAGATATGCGGCTACAGGGCTAACTTATACTTTTGCAGGTTTGATTCGTGGTGTGGCAGGAACATTTGATATTGCTTTAATTACTTTAGATCCGACAGGGCAAGGACAGAACGTTGCTTCTACTACTGTTGTTTCTGCTTCATCTACAGCATGGAACGCTTTTACTCTCACAAACACTGATTCCACTACTGTTGGTGGTGTTCGTATTTCTGCTTCTATTTCGGGTGGAACTACTTACAGCGTTATTGGTGATGGTTTTATTGTTGAACCTGCAGCTTCTAGCCCAAACTATTTTGATGGTGATTGGAATCCTTATGCAGGGATGACTTCAGCTTCTACAGCGTATGAGATTGCTTGGGCGGGTGTTCCTAGGGCAAGTCAATCAGGGCTACTAACAAGCGTTGCAGGCACTGTAACTGCACCAGCGGTTTATTCTTTTGCTGATGCTAATGCTCAATCGTTGTTTAGTGGGACAGCTATTTACTTTACTGATTTACAGGTTGTTTATGGATCAGAGCAACTTTACAATGATGTTCAAGTTGTGGGCATAAATGCTACGGCTGTTACTGAAGATACGACAAGTCAATCTTTGTATGGTTTGCGTGGATATAGTCAAACAGATAATCTAACGACTTCTACAACGAAGCCTGCCGAGATTGCTTCAGCGTTTCTAGGTGAGTTTAGATTGCCTGAATATAGGGCTGAACAGATGACTATTGCTTTAGAAGCATTATCCACAGCTCATCAAAACATTGTTTTAGGTATTGAAATTCGTGATGTTGTAAGGGTCGCTTTTAAGCCTTCTAATACAGGTTTAAGCGTAGATAAGTATTATCAGGTTTTAGGTATAAGTTCTAATTCTGATGTTGAACGTGATGCGATTACCTTTAATCTTGCTTCCCTAGATAATCTACCCTTTAGACTTGATTCAACGTTCTTGGGCGTTTTAGACACAGATACTTTGGCATAGTAAAATAAGGGTTTAGGAGATAAATTATGGCAGGCACTAAAGTTTGGACTATCGGTGAAGTTCTCACCGCAGCAACATTGAACGGCAATTTTGATAAGCTACCCTACGCTTCTTCAGCGTTTACTTACACACAGGTTGCCACTCTTGCGGCTAACGCTTCAGCTACTACAGCGGTTGCGTTTCCTGCTTCTAGGTTTAGCGTTGCCCCGCTAGTTACTGTTTCAAGTAGATCACAAGTTTTGACTGCCTACATTTCAGCGGTTACATCTGGAACGGTTACTGTGGGTCTTTGTAATAATGGTGCGGTAACTTCGGCAGCTAACGTCATTGTTTCAGGTTTTGCGGTGCAGATGACTAGCGGAACTGCGGCAGGTTAATCATGGAGCGTATTACTTGTAAAACTGTTGAATGTCCTATGGGGGATGAAAAGCATTATCCACACCCAGACGGCATCCCTGTAGTTTGCTGTTTTTGTGGGCAAGAGATGACCCCAGATGAGTGAGCCTAATAAACCCACTAATCAGACTTTGTTGTTGCAGATTGTTCGGGACATTGAAATCCTAAAAGCACAATCAATGCAGATTCTTGAAGCGTCAAGAGACCACGAAAACAGAA